TGTCCATCATATTTTGCATAACTTCTGCACCTTGATCAATATCTCCCTGGCCCGCGTTTCTTACAGCGTCTGCTGTAAATACAAATTCATTTTTACTAAGTCTAGCTGGTACATCATCTGCTCTTTCTTTAGCTCCTAGTGGTACAAAACCACCTTCTCTATAATCTTTTTCTAGACCACCTAGGTCCATAATACCACCGTCTGCTTTTCTATTTCTTAAAGCATCGTAAATCATTTTTGATTCTTCATCCATCATACCGGTGTCACCCTTGTAATAATAATCTTGAGCGTCTATAAATTCATCAGCACCTTTACTACCTATTCGTAGTCTTTGAGTTATTAAATCTAAAGCACCTTCATCTAAAGCATTGATAGTATAACTACCGTCTTCTGCTTTAGCAATATCATAACCCTCATCAATCAAACCATCTATAACTTGTACTGCTTTGCTTGATTTAGGTGTTATAAAAACATCTTGACCAACAGCTTGTGCCTGTAATCCAGCGTCTGTCATAACATCGTCATCACGTATCTGAACACTTATATCTGCATCATCAAATAAAGATTTAACTTTACCTACACCAGACTTTATCATCTGACCTGCTTTTTGTAATACACCACCACCTATTCTGTATCCTGGTCTTAAACTTGCTAGTCCACCATCAGCAGCGTAGAAAGAACTTCTTACAGCTGACTTAGGAGGCATGAAATATAATGCAGAGTTTGTTGGATCTGAGTAATATGCTTTAGCCTGACCTCTAATATCTTCTATATCTGCTTGAGGTTCAGTAAATGATGTACCTTCGTCAACTTCTTCATCACCACCCATAAAGAATGGCGCTGCAATTGAAGCTGCACCTAAACCTGAAAGCGCTGCTCTGCCTAAACTAAATTTACCTGTTTCAGGATTTCTAACAAGTCCTCTTAATAGACCAGTATCTGCTGCAAATAAATTTTTAAGATTAGAAAAACGACCAAGACCTTGACCGCCTGCAAATATACCTTTACCACCTAGAAATTTAGCACCACCTAATCCATATCCAGCTGCAGCTAATAATGCAGCTTTACCTAACGGTGATTTGACTACTTTCTTTACACCTTTTCCAATTTTCTTAACTAGTTTACCTAAAAAATATCCTTGTCTCTGGTCTTCGAGACCCATGATGCCACCCATATTACGCATTTGTCTTTCCATATTCATTCTTGAAATTGCCATAGTTTTACCCTTTTATCGCCTTTTTGTTCTATAATCAATCATATATCTCTAGCATATCAGCTAGTCCACCGTCCATATAGTAAACTCTACCACCATCCATATAGTGTTGAGAATAACCTTGAGAAGTACCCGTTCCAGCAGCTGTTGCTTGAGCCGCGTTTTGTCCCTGAGCATTAGTTGCTTCTCTACCACCACCAACAGCCCTATCACTAGCACTATAACCACCACTATCTCTAGAAACATAACTACCAGAATCTAGTCTACTTTGAACTTGAGCAACCCTGTCTCTCTCTGCTTGTGCTGCTGCCGCTGCTGCCGCTGCTGCTGCTGCCGCTTCCGCTTCTTTTCTTTTCTTGTCTGCAGCTTTTTTATCTGCTCTCATTTTATAAATTTGTTGTGTTTTTTTCTTTGCACCTAATATGTCTTCTTCTGATTCATCTAATAGCCCTAATCTTTCAATTAAATTTGCACCCGGTCCTTTGTAGTTAGGATCGTTTTTAGCAGCTTCTATTTGACCAGCAGTTAAACCATATTTACTACCTAAAGTATTTTCTATTGTACCTCTTCGTTTATCAAATGAACCTTCATCTATTTGATTAAGATTGTATCCTGCCATAATACCTCCGGCAGTATTATAATCATCGGTAACAATTCTACCTATGTCATCTGTAAATATACCTGCACCTCTTGCTTCATTCTCCATAATAGCTCTTTCATTAATAGGCATTACTCTACCTAAAAAGTCTTTTGCCATTCCAAATCCCTTTCCTAATAAACTATTTTGCATATAACTTTTTATAGCACCTGGTATTCCTGGTTCAGGAACACCTGACGGCACACCATAATAATCTGGGTAGTTATCCATAAATTTTTGTGCTTCTGTCATTGAAGAATAGTTAGGGTCATAAGGGTCAATGTATTGTCCCTCAGTTGCGTATTTCATTCTATTGTCTTGAATTATGTCATCTGTAGTACGCATTATTTCTGCTCGTCTTTCAGGAGTCATAGGCCCTGTAAGACTAATATTTTGATTAGCTAAATTATATTGAGACTGAGCTCTTGGTAAAGAACCTCCATACATACTAGTTGCATAAGGATTAGGTCCAGGATTAAATGTTCCAGAATATATTTCACCGGCTTGTCTACTTGGAAATGCATTGTAGTCTTGTCTAACATTACTCATGTTTGTGTTGTAAGGATTAAAACTACCATCTCCACCTTGAGCTTGATATACAGTAGGTATACCTGCAGGAACTTCGTCCGGTGCACTCGGTTGATTTACAGTATAGGGCGCAGCTCTAAATCTCTCTTGCGGTATAAAAAAATCACCCGCAGCGTATATGTCTTTATCTACTTGGTTATAAAATCCTGGTGGTAACACTATTTATCCTCATCGGATGCTGCACCTAATGGTGGCATCGCTGCTACTTTAATTTTTAATGATCTTGTTATATGTTCTTTTTGAGTAGCTGTTTCAGGATTAGCGATGTCATCTTCTGCTTCTTTATCTGAATTGTACTCATGATTAGTTTGTGTATTTCTTAATACCACTTCTGTTTCACATTTTACAACCGGTACTTTTTTACCGTTTATCATTGTGTATGCTACTTCACTTTCTTCTATAAATGCCATAATTTAATCCCTGTTTATTTCTAATATTGCACAAGTGCCTTCAAATATATCTGCTGTAGCAGCTTGTAACTGTAGTTTATCGTTCTCTTCTAACACAATTGAGCCGTCAGAGATAGACTTAGAATCTCCTGAGTTTACAGTATGTTCAGCAAATTGAAAAGCAGTTGTTGCTGAATTATCGTATAGAAAAGCTTTTATTTCCGTGTTTCCACTACCAATATTAGCCGCGTGTATGTTCTGTATTATGGCTCTAGAGTTAGATGGACAAGTATATACATCTATCACTGATGTTGAATTTAAGTCAAAGTTAGCGTTTTTATATATATTTGCCATATTAATTTCCTGATTTAAACCAAGTAAATCTTTCCGTCTCTTGTTTCAACTCATCTAAAAACGTAGAGTTTAATTGTTCGACTATAATAGCAATAGATCTATTGATTTGTTTTTGGTTAGACTCATCATATTCTTTTTTTGGTTCTGGTAATCTTGCTACTATTTTAGCCATTATCTTCTACCATCCGGTTGTATATCTAGTCTCATAGTTCCAAATCTCCAAGATTCTGACGCACTATCATTTTCTATTTTTATATTAACAAACCGACCCCTTGCTCTTGTATCTTTTTTTTCTGTAGAAGTAGTAATTGTAAATGGACTCAAAGCTGTTGTTGTTTGTGAATCGGATGGATATCTTTTAACTGCAAGTGTTACTTTTGCATTACCTGCAAGATCTTTAAAGTCAGGTAAGAATCTTCTAACTGCTAAGAATACATCACCTGCTATAGAATAAGACTGACCTCTTTGTGCTTGTTGTAGATCGTAGTCATAAGATTGTATAAACGATGTAACTGTTGTTGTACTACCATCGGGGTTTACCTGATCTGTACCTACTTCATGTTCGAATAAAGTAGTTTGCCCGAGCCCTGATTCTCCAACAATGATTGGAAATGTTCCAGTAGCGCTATCATTAAATTTAGTTGCAATAGGGTTGGGGTATACGGTTGCATCAATCCAAGATGTTCTAGCTTCAGTTCCAATATACCAAACCGGTCCCGATCTATTATTACTTTCACCATAGTTAAAAATAACGTATTGATCATTATACTCAGAGTTTGTTGATGGGTAATACCAAGTTACTTCTGTATACTGGTTATTTAAACCGGCATATACTTGTTGCCCTTTAGTAGTATCTGCTTGATCATAAACATAGTCTTCAACAGTACAAGGTAGAGATTTAACAGTACCATCAAATGCAAAAAAACCATTTGTAGACATCCAATAGGCTACACCATCTATTTCAACCGCTGCATTTTTACCAATCAATCCACAGTTAGTACCAACTTGTTCAAATCCAAAGGTAAAAGGTGCACCAATAAATTTCATCGTGTACAATGCATTGTCAGTCCAAACTAGAATTGATTCTTTTGCTTTTAAGGCACCTATAATTTTTGTACCATCTTGTAATCTTTGTGTACCTGCAGAGTTAATTGCAGTTACTGTATAATCATTTATGTCTTCTTGTTCTGAAAATCTTATAAACATATCATCTTGAGTTGACGGTGTGCCAATAGTTGTTTCAGTTCCTAAATGAATTAAGTGACGTGTTGTTGGCGATACTAATGTCACCCTTGTTGCAGTTGGATTATTTGTAGTTGCAAAACCTGAAGTAGATGTTGATGCTCTTACAGTTAAAGGATCTGTTGCTCCAGCATTCCATGTAAATGTTTTACCATTTGCAACTGTTGCAACTAACACTTGACCAAAATTACTTAATGACCATAAGCCAGGTTCTAGTGTTACATCGGTTGCAGAAGAAGCTTCACCCCATTTACCTGCTCCCCAAGTATCTGTACCCCAACCATAACCATATGACTGTGCTGCAGGACCTACTGTTTCATAAGGTTTAACTTCTAAACTACCACCTGTTGAAACTGTTGCTGTTGCATTAGAACTTTGTGTAATTGTAAACACACTTGAACTTGTAATACTTGTTACTTGAAATAATTTATCTTCAAAATCTGAATTAGAATAACCAGTACCTACCGGTAAAGTTACATTATCTAATAATATAACATCACCTGCTACTAGGTCATGACTTGCTTTTGTAATAGAACAAACTGCTGAACCTGATGTTGTTGCAAGAGTGCAAGAACTTAATGTAGTTTTCAAAGGCGTAACATCATAAAGCTGTCCTTCAAAATAAATAAGTAGAAATTTGTCTGTTCCAATAGCAACATATCTATTACCTGCTAAATCAACAAATGCAAATTCACGTCTTGCAACACCAACAATAGTATCTGTAATTAATGAAGACCAACCACCAACTTTTTCTGGTAGCATATATCTAAATCTTACGTTATCGCAGTCAACCCAACGCTGTTCAGCGCCTACTGTTGTATTTTGTTTGTCAATTCCTGGTAAGAATTGGAAATCAAGAAGAGCCATTATTTAGCCCCTATATTTTATCTTTGTAAACCCAGCCTCTAGTTGCATTAACATATACTAAAGTAAATGCAGAACCATTAGCTGAAACTACTAAATCTGAACCACTACCTAAAATATTAGAGCTGTTTCTACCGATTGTTAAGTTGTTAGATGCAAGGTTATTACCGCTGTCTATAAATGTAACTTCATTTCCTACTGCAGGTGATGCTGGTAGATTAATTGTAATTGCAGTACCAATACCGCTCCCTGAAGTATCTATCAAAACTTGATCACCATTAACTGTAGTGTATGTAGTAGTTGGTGTGTAGTATCCTTTTGTTTGTAATTTTCCTGTAATATTTGTTCCATCAGAATATAGAACTGTTGTTGATCCGATAGGTAATGCAACACCTGTTCCTGATACAGTTTTAATTGTAAGTGTATAGTTGCTAGATGATCTAGCTGTAGCGTCTTCTACAATAAAGACTCTTTCTGCAGAGTCAGGCATAGTAACTGCTCTATTTCCAGCTAGTGTGCCAGTTAATTTGTAGTATAAATTCTTACCATTTGCTGTAGCATGGTTTGCTAAAGATAATGCTACGTCTCCTGAACCTACTGCAAGTGATAAGTATCCTGATGATGCTTGTTCTAATATCTGTAAATTCGTGTTTGTAATAGTGCCCCAGGTTCCTGATTTCTCACCTGTGGTAATTAATTCTAGTTTTAAGTCACTTGACGTACTTGATGCCATATATTTCTCCTACGGATTATTCGGGTCAATAGGTACCCAAGTACCTGTTGCTCCTGGAACTATCGGATTCCATGATATCACAGAAACGGTACCAGTTGCAAGGTTTATTCTGTACCCTGATACAGGTACTGTTTGATTAACTTTTGTAGTTACATTACCTACAGATATCTCTATCTCAGAGCCTCCTGGTAATATTCTAGCAGAAGCACTAATTCCAACAGTGCCTGTGCTTACATTAACTCTATTTCCTGATATTGCAACAAATATACTAACTCCACCTGGATCGGCAAATGGTGCTCCGGCAAATGTGCTTCCTCCAAAATACATATCTTATCCTAATGATGTTTGCACTGGAGTCCAAGTCATATCAGCTCCAGGTACAATACCATCCCATTTTTTAATTAAAACTGTTCCATCAGCAACATTTAATTGATTTCCTGTTACTAAAGTAGTTGCTTTTGCAACAACAGTCACTGTTCCTGTTGATAAATTTTGTCTATTGGTTGTAACAATTGCTGTAGCATTTGCTTTTGTAGTGACATCTCCTACAGCTATTTCAACTGCGTTTCCTGTAATAGATACATTTGCTTTTGCAACAACAGATACATCACCTGTATCTAAATTAATTCTGTTTCCAGTTGTCGAAACATTTGCATCAGCTGTTAAACTAACTGTCCCTGTAGATAAATTTACTCTACTTCCGGTAACACTATATTTAAATGCAAATGTAACAGAACCTGTGTCTAAATTAACCCTATTTCCCGTAACAGCAGCAACTGCTTTTCCAATTGTTGTAACATCACTAGTATCTAAATTAAGCCTGTTTCCTGATACACCAACTACGTCTGCAACATTAACTGTTCCTGTAGTTAGATTAACCCTTTGTCCTGTAACACCAAAATTAGCTGCGGCTGAGACTGTAACAGAACCTGTTGCTAATTGTGTTGCAATTCCTGATACACCTATAACATCTGCTACTTGAACATTACCAATTGCTAAATTTAACCTGTTTCCAGTAGGTAGAACTAAAGCGTCTCCTACAATACCGACGGTGCCTGTCGATTCATTAAGTCTAATTCCTGATACAATCGCTAATGCATTAGGATTAAATCCTGGGTCTGCAAAAGGTGCTGATGCAAATGAAGTTCCGCCAAAAAACATAAATATAAATCCTTAAAAGGAGACAGGGGGTATGTGGTGGTGCCCTGCCTCCATCTAAGGATTATATCATCGTTTAAACCAAGAAGGAAGACCTAAATGTGGACGCTTGTCGAACATATTATCCTTCGCTCCTGGTGTCTTACGATTGTTATAATGCAGAAAAACTTGTACGCATTCTTTGCCTTTGAATTTTTCTCTCCAATGTTCTAGCTCACAGCCAGAATAAACCAGCATATCTCCTGGTTTTAAATCTACTTTAACACCTTTCATACCCTCTTTACCAGATGGCTCTAGATATATTGGCCAATCATCACCACCTAAATTCATAGTCGTAGATATCTCACAACTAAATCTATCTTTGTGTCTTTTTAATTCATCGCCTTTTTTATAAATTCTTGCATACGTGTATGCTGGATATAATTTAAGACCTGTTACTTCTTCCATTTTAGGTTGGCATTTTAACATTAATGTCTCCATAGCAATATTAGAATACTGACTATATGTTTCTGGTATCTGTTCATTCCTACCTTCATAATGACCTATAATATTTTCAAAGGGTGAAATGTAACGAGCGTTCCTACAAGTATCATAAACTTGTTTTTGCATACTAAAATAATTTGCAACAAAAGCTGCTAGATCTTTTGATATTGCTTGACGGATAACTGTATACTTTTTCTTTTTAAACATCTTTAGCCATTTCTTTCGGCACAGCTTGAATGTTCCAGTGTATAAATCTGAAAGGCTCTTTACCAAAATCTACTGCAAACTCGTGTTCCAAGAACCCTGGAAATATAATTAATGTACCTGGTGTAGGTTTAAAATGTATAAGCTCACTACCACCCCATACACCTTTTTGATCTGGTTTCATTTTTAATTTTGTAGCACGAGCACCTGTTCTTGGCTCATGAAATACAGGGTAAGAAGTTTTATCACTGCACTTTAAAAAGTAAAATCCTGATACGTGTTGATTCCAATGTACGTGTGCGGAGTGATGACCACCACCTTTTTTAGCAAACTCTTGTACCCACATCTCACTAAACATAGTAGTGTACTGTTGCATATCAAAACCTTGATGATCTAAATATTCCCAAGATTTTTGACCAATGTAATTTCTAAAATCTAAAAAGTCATTGTCAGCTGTAAGCGGTGTTGAGTGATAGGATCTTCCAAAATCACCATGCTCTTTAATAAAAGCTTTTTCTCTTGTTCTTGCATCTTTAATATATTTATTCGATGCTTTGTTTAATGATTTAATAAACTCTGGTTTTTGTTCTGACCAGATAGTTGTGTTGAAATAATTATTTATAAACATTATTTAAAAGGCCTTCCTAAATGCCAAACAACAAGACTATATCTTGTGCCTGATGTTACGGGTTTAACTCTATGCCAAACAAAAGAAGGAAACACAATAATAGATCCTTTTGGTAAAATCTCTTTTGCTCTTCTTAAATGTTTAGCTTCATCTCTCATATGTGGATCGTAGTTTCTAAAATCAAATTCTAATTCACCACCTGTGTATTCTGAACCATCTGTTAATTGACAAGTCATAGATAGCTTTCGAATCTTACCATTGTCAGGATCATCTTTGTTTTTTCTTTCATAAGGTTTGTCCCAACCATCACAATGCCAATCATAATATTGGTTATGTTTGTATTTTGTAAACTGACACGATTCTGATCTGTCCCATTCAAAGTTCCAACCTGCATTTCTATTTGCTTCGTGAACGTATGGGTGTAATTCTTTGTATATCCAAGTATCATTTAACCAAACTAAATCAGAGTTTCTTTTTCTTTTTAAATCTTTAACTTCGTCTTTAGATAATTTTCTATCTCCATAACCACCAGTTCTAGCCATTGTTTCTTCTTGTTGATTAGCATAAGCTATTACATCATCACAAAACTTTGGTGTTAAAGC